AGTAGGAAACTTAATTTCTATTTCTCCATCAGGACCAGCTTTTTTCCATCGAGGGGCTGCAGCTTCATCTAAGTTTACTTTTTCAACATCAGTTAACCAGCATCTCCATGTTTCATCTTTTGATTCTATAATCAAATAATTAGTACCAAGATGCTTGATATTTCCAACAATTCCTGTTTTAGTCATAACAACAGATTCGCCTTCTTCAAAAATGCTGTTGTTAACATATGCTTCGCGCAAATCTGAAACAGGCTCTAATTGAACATGCCGTTTAAACTCTTTTGCTTCCTTCAAACCCATGCCTTTACGGACAGCATTAAATAGCTGTTTTGCATCGCTATTTGACATAGATTTTGGAAGACCTTGAGTAAATGCTACAAAGTCGTTATTCTTAACCGAGTTGCGCTGTTTGGTTGCTGACACACCATCAATATCTTCTGATGAATCATTACGCTCGCCAACATTTACAAACTTAATAGACTTAAAGTTATAGAATCCATGTCTGCCTTTAACTCCATTATATTTGTTTAGTAAAATATCAAACTCACGAGAACGTTCTCCGTCTCCAGCCATTACTATATTAATATAGCCTTCTTTGAATAGTGCTGCCGCAATATCCATAACCGTTTTCATTTTATTATCTTTAATAATTTGACGTGCATGCTTTGGAAACATCTTACGTGCAAATTTAATTTTGTCATTATATGACAACGGATTCTTTTTAGGGTCGCTTGATTTAGAAAGATAAATTTTATACGGATTTTTACCTGCTGCGCGAGCAAGCTTGTTTAGGAGCATCTCATGCCCTATCGTTGGCGGGTTTAATCTGCCAAACGTAAAATAAACTGTTTTTTCTTCTTCAACTAAGAATTGACTAAACGAATTAATCATTATTTTTTGCACCACCACGTTTTTTAGACATTTCAGCCTGTCTAATCTTAGGAAATAATTTTTTTGACAAACGCTCGATTTTTGCTTTTGACGCAGGTGTATCTAATCTTTTTTCAATTTCCTGGCGCCGTGCATAGGTCAACTCACCCTTTGGAACGTCTTTTGTAATTCTTTTTAGAACTTGATCTCGCGCTGTTTTTCTAGCACGTGTCTTTAATTTTTCTGGAGATGCAATACGACGTTTTGCTCGCTCTCTACCAATCTTAATTCTTGATTGGTATTTCTTTAATTGGCGAGATCGTGCGCGTCTTTGCTGTTGTGTAAGAGCTTCATCTACTGCATCTTCATTAGTGTTGCCAGTAGGTGTATCCATTTTACGTTTTTTAGCATTTTTCTTGACTTGGTCCGGCATTCCTGGAGCATAGTCAACTGTTAAAAAATCTTTAAAGCCTAGTTTAGCCATTAGTTTCTTCCCGGTTTATCCCATCCTTTTAATATATTTGGTGAAAAGTTGTTGTATGAAAATTCCATACGATCAACAAGTTTCACGGCGTCACCACCTAATTTGTCAATTGCAACAAAGCCTTCAGCTCCTGTTACTTTAAATCCATTACGAGTTTTTACAAATGTCTTTATTTTTTGTAAACTGTTAAGTTTATTTATAAGTTTTAATTTCGCTAAAACTATTACTTTTTGTAAATCAAACATCAATTTAAGCGATTTTTTATTTTTTTCTGAGAAAAATACTAAAACATCATCTAATTTTTGCTGGACTGTGGCTTGACCACGTGCCGATTTACGTGCCATTCGTTCACGATCAAATTTTTCTTTAATCCATTTGACGAGGTTGTTTGTATGCTGTGCTGTATTCCGTATGGTTTCACCTCTTCTGACATAGGTGTTATTGAATTGCTCGATGAGTTGCGCGAGCTTCTGGTTTGATTCCAATTGCCGTAACGTTGTGCCAGAGATTTGATTAAACAATTTTCCGGCTTGAGATAAGTGTTCATTGACTTCTTCCGTTTCTTTTTTAGATAAGGTTGCTTTAGTCAAATCGCGCAGCATTGCGTCTTGTGACCATACTTTTTTAGACTTTTTAAATTTACTAACATCAACACCGTATGATGCTTTCATAGTCTCAAATGTTTTACCTGTGTAGGTGGTGTGCCATACAATTCCAATTTTAGCGCTTTTAATTTCTTTCACACTGGGTGAATTTGCTGGAATTGCATAAGCAATAGTATTAGGATGAAATGTAACGTATTTCTCTCCTTTAATATTTTCTGTCTTTAAATCTCCAGGACCATATAAGAAGTCGCCTTGCACGACGCCTTTGATACCCAGAGCAGGAAGCTCTTTTAAAGCTGCGTTTAGTTTCATAGCAAGATCACCGCTTGTATCATCGTTAACTTCATCAGCAGTTTTATAGACTTTTGGATTTTTATTAAAAATACCTTTTTTAGCCACAAAGAAACGGCCGTCATTTGGATCAATGCCTGCAAAAATAGAAGGAGCACCGTCCCACTTAACAGATAAGCTGCCATCATGGCTTCCGGCCAATGTATCTCTTAATGATCGCAAAGCAAGAATTGCTTCACGTGTTCCTTTGACTCCACCATAAAGGACTTTATCCTCAATATGAGTCATATGTGTATTTTTTTGTTCTGATAAAGTTTCTTTAAAGCTTATCATTTATTAGCCTATCTGTATTTGAAATCACACATAAGACGAGTTGGAAATCCATCCTTGCCTTGGGTGTCTCTTAAATTAAGTTTAAATATATATGTTTGTGACTGCATTTCAATATCAATACGTTTGCCTTTGCCGCCTTTGCCGCCATAGTATATTACAGGCGAAGATACTTTAGCCGCTTTGACCATAGCTGCACTATCCATTTTTTTAGATAATATTTTTCCACTCAGTTTATGTATAATATGATAATTAAAACCAATACCAGACTGCAATAAAGTAGACATAGCAGCTTGATTAAATTTTGGATTACGATCAATTGATCCTTGGGCGGTCCCATTAAATATGTCACAAAACTTTTGTTGATTTATACCAAACAATTTTAAAAGTTTAAGACCATTAACATTTGTAATTTTACTATTCTCAATTTCTTTCTTTGTAAGAATTGTTTTTACGCCAACATTAAAGAAAGTAGTAGTTCCGCCAAGTTTGAGAGAAAGATATATTGGACCTTTGTCAGTTGTTACTGTAATGTCTGTTACAGCAGCGCCAACATCGTATCCTCTCCCTTTTGGATTTTTTAATTGAATAGTTGGAGAAAACACCAATGGCCTACGAGTATTTTCCCCGCCTAAAATATCTACTTTAAATTTTTTGGACGACTCAATATCATAAGTTTTATTTAAGTCCTCAATTGCTGCTAGCATTTTATTGTCGGATACGGTTTCACCGGCCCACCATTTTAACATTGCATCTGCAAACTGCGGCTCAAATAAGTTACCACGGTTATTAGCACCTCGATTACCAGATGAACCATTTCCAAATTTAACCTTAACTTTTGACAATCCAGCCTTTAGCTTTATTTGAGCTATAGTCCAATCGCCATCTAATGCTCTTGAGATATTTACATTTGTTTTTTTAGCTAAATCAATATTGATAGGTGTTTCAATTTCTTTTGAACGCAAAATAGAAAATAGGCTAACAATCTCTTTAACACCTTCAAGTGGAAAGTTATTTGCTTTTAGCTCTCTGTCTAGCTCATCTAAAGATTTTGGAAAAAATGTATAGGCCATAAAATCTCTCGTTGTTTTACATCTATTTATAATAAAAGGAGCCGTAGCTCCTTTATGTTCGTTCTATAAAAATTTTATCTCCTTGTCGAATATATTCGTATTGATATTTTTCAAATCCAGAGTCAATAAGATCTTGATTAAGATTATCAATCATCTTTTTTACATTAGTAACATCTTCAGGTGATTCGATAATCCCAACCAAGCTGGGATTATCTTTATCTTCAATTGGTCTCATGATGCTGTCGCAAATTCTACAGCTTTATTGGCTGCTTTAAGTTTACGAGACTGATTGACGCCAAACCATGCTGACTCCATCCGGGCATCATCTGAACGACCAAGCTTGTGGTCCGTAAGATAAGTCACAGAGTTAAAAGCCTGCCACCAAGTACCAGCACCAAACTCAGCACCAGGCTGGGTTTCAAGCAATTCAAATGCTTGTTGTGCTGTACGGGAAAGATCTTTAACTTCAGAAACTGGACGCTTTTCACGGTGACTAAATACTTCATTATAGTATTGAAGCAATGCCTCAGTTGAAAACTTACGAGTTGAAAGAAACTCAGCCATCTCTTTATACTGAGCAAACTTTTCAGAAGCAAGGCCCATTTGCTCTTTAACCATATCAGCATCGAATGTAGAGCGATGGCCAACTTTTACAAAGTTATTAGACGCTGAGTTTAAAGAAAATGTGAGTGTATTATTGCATACAACACGAATGGGAGTAAAGCGAATATCAACAGCTTTACCATATTGGTGAGGATTGCTAAACAGTAAATAGGAG